ACTGAGTCTTCGTGTTGCACCTAATAATATGGCTAAAGCTGTATTTGATTATTACACTCCAGTCAGAGATGAGATCAAAGAATTAGTTAATGATAAACCAGAAGATCTTGTCGAAGCATATTCTTTTATGAATCTAGGGCAGCGTAAAAAGTACCTCGAATTTCTTGAATATATAGTATCAGACGTAGAAAAATATATGGCGTCTAAGAAAGCTGTTCGAAAGGTAAGAATCGCCAAGCCAAAGAGTGCATTAAAACAGATTGCGAAAATTCAATATCTAAAAGAGTCTATGGAAGACAAACTTACTTCAATTAATCCTGCTGCGATTGTTGGAGCTCAAAGACTCTACACATATAATATTAAATACAAAAAACTAACCGAGTTAGTCAGTAACGGGAAAGGATTTGAAATCAGTGGATCTACAATTAAAAATATTGATAACGATCTCAGTAGGTCTGTTGCCTTACGTAAGCCTGTGGATATATTACCTATGGTACTTAAAAAGACCCCGCCACAAATCAGGGCGTTATGGAATGAGCTCACCACTAAAACAACGAGCGCAAATGGCAGAATAAACAAAGATACAATCTTATTAAGGGCAATGGATAAATGAGTAAAAAAGAACCAGAATTCATGAATAGATCTAAGTTTACAAAACTTATAGAAACTCAGGTCTTAGAAAAGAAACTTGGCTATATAGATGCTATAGTCGAAGTGTGTGAGATAACTAATATAGATCCACAGGATGTAAAAAAGTTTATCTCACCAGTAGTCAAAGAGAAGCTTGAAGCAGAGGCAATGAAATTAAACTACTTGCCAAAACAAAATGAGCTTGTTTTTGAATAAATATATGTACATACGAGTGAAAATAGTATATAATAATAATATAATACAGCAATACTACAGTTAATAAGGAGAAATATATGTCTTTTGCTAATTTAAAAAGGAACAGAGGTTCCATCGATAATCTCGTCAAAGCTGCTGAAGCAGTAGGCGGTTCTCAAAACAATAAATCTTTTGCAGATGATCGTATCTGGAAACCAACGGTTGATAAATCAAACAATGGTTATGCAGTAGTACGTTTCCTTCCTGCTAATGAAGGTTCCGAACTACCTTGGAATCGATATTGGGATCATGGTTTCAAAGGGCCGACAGGTAGATGGTACATTGAAAAGTCTTTAACATCTATTGGTCAAAACGATCCAGTCGGTGAGTTGAATTCTAAACTATGGAATACTGGTCTAGAGTCAGATAAACAAAAAGCAAGGACTCAAAAAAGAAGACTACATTATGTGTCGAACATATTAGTAGTCAACGATCCTGGAAATCCAGCTAATGATGGTAAAGTATTCATATATCAGTATGGTAAAAAAATATTTGATAAAATCATGGATGCGATGCAGCCAGAATTCGCTGATGAAGATGCTCTTAACCCATTTGATTTCTGGGACGGTGCTAACTTTAAACTTAAAATTAGAGACGTAGAAGGTTATCGTAACTATGATAAATCAGAGTTTGATAGACAAACACCTCTATCAGAAGATGATACTTATCTTGAGGAAGTGTATAATAAAATGCACAAGCTTGAGGAGTTTACTGATCCTAAGTCTTATAAAACATACAGTGAGCTTAAAGCAAAACTCATTAGTGTTCTAGGTGAAGAAGCAGTTGGTGGTGCACCATCTATGAGTGATGAAGTGAAACTAGGTAATAGTTCTCCTGCTCCAACTATGAAAACTGAAGAAGTTTTAGACGATGCGATTCCTGATTTTAATGAAACAGCAGAAGTTACTTCATCTAAAAAGAAAGATGAAGATGACACTATGTCATATTTTGCTAACCTAGTTAATGATGATTAAATAGGGACGACTTTATTAGACTGATCAACCGAACTGAGAGGAACTTTATTCAATACCGTAGAGTTATTGTTTACAACACTTGAGGTTCGGTTGTCTGTCATTGGAGCAACGGTCATGTTTACTCCTTGATTTCCCATTCCTGCATCTAAGAAAGGAGCTATTGATTCTTTTCTTTTTACTTCAAACCCAATAACTGAATCATCAAATGGTTGAGGATTGATAACCTTTTCAACGCCGAACTCCATACCGGTACTCTCAGTCAATTCCTGAGCTCTGTCTCTAGCATTAAATATACGATTAAAAGCCGGTGAGCCTGATAGCGCACTAGACTCAGGTGAGATATTAATGTCCATCATTCTTCTTACTTTTTGATCCACCTTTTCAATTTTAAATGCGGGAACTACAGCAGACACACCTTGTTCGCCTATGTCTACCTCTATTGGTTTTACAACATAATCATTTATGTTTGCTTTTTCTGCAGCTGCTGTTGCTTCTTCTTTAGAAAAATAAGTTTTATCCATTACCTTTGCTTGATCAGGTCTGTTTGAACTGTATGTGAATTGAAAAATCTTTTTTCCCAAGTCAGAAGTTGCAAAATCTTTAAACATACCGGCTGAATTTGCATTTGTACTAAAAAAATCATCACTAAATGGATTAATAAGATTTAACGCGCTATTATTCATATTAGTTATCATATCACCAAGTCCAAGTGTTCCTTCTATAAGACCAAGACCTCCTCTATCAATCGCGCTATATCCAGCATCTTGATAGTCCTGATCTGCCATACCAAGTACAGATGATAATGCAACACCAGCAGCGCCAAGACCTCTTGCAACAGGGAATCTTGAAGCCAAGCCACCACCTGTTGCTTTTGTAGCTGGATTAGGAACGTTCAAATTTCCTGGACCAGGTGCTACAGGTTTCGATCTAAAAAGATTCATTGGATTCATTTTACTGAGTAAGCCTCGGCCAAAACGAGTTACTCCTAATCCAAGACCACCACCAGCAGTGATGCCGAAAGATTTTAAAAGGATATCCAAAAAACCACTGCCACCATCTCCTCCATCGCCTCCTGCACCACCGGCAGCGCCAGCTAAAGCACTTCCTCCTATTAATCCATCTCTTTCATTTCTTTCATCTCTTTCAGCTTCGAGAGCGTCAAGTCTTCCTCTTCTTCTAATCTTGAATTCTTGTTCCATCATCTTAGCAATTTCTTCAACTTTAACTGCTATGTCTTCATTAGACTCTTTTATGGCTGTAGTTTCGTCTAAAGTCTTTCGATTTATATCTGCAATGGCTGTAAGACTTTTATTCTGAAATAGATTACCTACAGCATTTCCTATTCCTCTTGGAATAGCACTAACTCCTCTTCCTACTGAGGCTGCAGCACCTCTGACTAAATTTAAAGGACTCATCAATAGGTCAGTACCAGCTCTGAGTGCTGATCTTCCAGTATCTGTTACTTTTTTAACAGCTCTTCCCGGTGTTGCTAACAAAGTTTGTAATATGTTTTCTTTACTACCACCACCTAGTCCACCTTTTTTAACGGTAGCATTTAACTCTACTAGTTGATCAATTATCATATCATTCTTATCAGCTAGTGTTACAGTCAATTCGTTTAAACTTCTGAACAATAGTTGACCTGATGACTGACTTGACTGAGCTTGCTGTGCTTCAACAGAAGGCAGCAATAATCGCCTGTCTAAACCAGACTCATTGTTATTTTTTAAATTCTGAGTTGCGTTATCTATTGCCATCTATCTTCTTCTTTTTTGGTGCTCTATTCTTTCTTTTTCTTCTTTTAAAAACTGCGCTAACATAGTTATGTATATCTCTCGCTCCCATGGAATCATAGTTTCGAGTTCAGATAATGAATATTTATGATGTTGGACTAGTGCGAAATTGGTCTTATAATGATTCACTAAAGATTCATTAGAAGACCACACTAAAAAAAATCAGAAATATTCCTTATCTTTACTTCTTTCTTACTCTTACAGCCTCCACAAACATATTCATGAGGAATTTCAACCTTTGGTACTGACTCAACATATGTTCTTAACTTAGCGAACTGTTCATTAGTCATTGAATCTACAAATTCTGTTATCTTTTCACGAGGCTCATCTCTAATCATAATCTTTTCTTCTTCAGTATTAATACACACAATACAATCTGTTATGAGTTCTATTAGTGATTCAACTTCAGAAGTTTGTTCAAATACTTTTTGATTTGCTAATGTTTTACTAAAATCAGGATAAGTCATTTCTATTGATATCTCGTCATTAAGTTGTATCATATTATTAATTTCTCCTGGATCACTTAGTATAACATCATCTAGATTTACTTTTACATCGTTTTTGTGCTGGCAATCTGTGCAAGTTACTACTAAGTCAGCATCTTCACCAATTGACTTTGCTCTTATTTTCGTAAACATATATTCTATGTCATAGAGTTTTAATTGATTTACTTTAACATCTTCACTAATACAACTTACTATAGTATCAGCTACTGCATTAAGAGCAACTTTTTGATCATTTGATTCAAATGCCATCATTAATATTTTTTCTTCTTTAACTAAGTATGGTCTAAACTTAACTTCCTTATTCAATGAAGGAATCTTAAGGTCATACTTAGGTGTATCATTCAATTTAGGTATCATTACTAACTCCGTTTATTATACTTGTGCTTCTAAAACTAATGGGTTTATAAAATCAGTGTAAGACAGTTGTACAGAATATCTAGAAAGCTGATTTGTATTTTCACTTGACATCTCTATCGCTTGTAAAGATGTAGGAAATGCTTCTCTTAAAAGAACTTCATGAGAAACAGACCCATCTCTTTTTAATTGTTGTATTCCAACTTCTTTTTCGTAATCTATTTTATAACCAATAAACTGCGGTCCGCCGTTTGCTGTATTGTTTTGAACAGCTTTGCTAGCCCATGTTTCAAAATATTTCTTTATTGAGCCGTCTGCTGGCATATAAAAACTTATGTTCACATCATCAACTGCAAACCCATCAGCCATCTTTTCTTCTTTTATTCCTATTCTTCTCGGCTGGCTCGTTATTTGTCTTCCAGGCATATCTACTGCTATACAAAAAAGATTTAAATCTTCTCCCGACACATCGGATCCTTCGATTCGTGGTAAAATAACTTTAAATCTATTGGCGTCGAGAAGGCCACCCTTTTCTATAATTTTTGATTTAAACTCATTAACATTTAGCATTATGAGAGTCTCCTTACTGCTCTTCTAGATTCTTTATAAACTGTAGAAGCCGGGGCTTTTCTCCATTGCGCAGTTGGTAGAAAGGTTGCTATTTCCCACTCTGGTCTTTCAACTAATGCAAACTGACTTCTTACATGATTGTTTAGATATCTGTGTATTGTTGGTTCGACGTATTGGCGAGGAAGACCTACACTTCCAGTGTTTCCAAGTATAGCATCAAGTAACTTTGCTCTTAATGTTGGTGGTAGATAGTGTAAGTTCATTCCTATGAATCCTCCTTTTCGAGCACCTGTTATTATAACAAGAGGAAACGCATCATAATATGGTAGACTTATTCTATATTTTGGATCATACTGAAACATATACATTTTTCCTAATGGTCCTGTATCTGTATCGGCTCTTGTACTCTTCGAAAGCTCTGGTTCGTCCATTACATCTGGAATTGATACCTTTCCGAGCTGAGAAGCTTTTCTACGGAACCACTCAATAGACTGCTTAGTTCGCGGTGTAATACCAGCGCGAAAAGCCTCTATCTCGAGTTGTTGAAATAAGTTTCTACCTTGTGCCATACGACTATTTATATTCTTTTAAGGGGTTTCAGCTTCTTCATTTTCTTCCACTTTTGCATAATTCCCATTTCTTCTAAAGTATCTTCAGTCCATACTTGAAACTGCCAACCACGATCTTTTGCATAGTTATTAGCCGCTTTCCACTTATTCATGTTCTTAACGTACGTCAATGACTCATTGATGTATCTTCGGCCTTTAATTCCTTGTTTTCCAGGTTTTGGAGGTTGTGTTTCTTTCTTTGGTTTGATCTCAACTAATATAGTCTTACCGTCTTTCATTTTAATCTTAAGATCAATATAGTACTTATGAAACTTCTTATCGATATCATAGTAGTACGGTATCACAGTCTCTTCACTCGACCATGACTTAACGTTTGGATTCTTATCACACCAATTAAAACTCTTCGCTTCCCATAACGACCTATAAATAATGTTGTCCACATCACCTTTATATTTGTTGGGATTTGAAACTCTATACTTCCCTTGATATAAAACCATTAATCTCTCATATAAATACAGTATTATATATTTAAACTATTTATTGGATAAACGAGAATGTTAAAGTTTCCATTAGAAGATCAAACTAGATACTCAGGAAAGATTTTATTTCAAAAGTACGCATCAGTTCCGGTTGACTTGACAAAGACTGAAGGAGTTGTCTCTACGATTGCAGGTGCTGGCGCTGATGCTGCTATTTTTACTGCAAAAGCACTTGTCTCAGCGATCGGCTTAACCGATCGTCCACCTGTAAAAGAACTTGATACTTCAGCTCAACAAGGACCATCTGCTGAACCAACTAGCAAACGGATTGATGTAGATGCCAAACTTCCCGGAGCATGTATTATGTATTTGCCTCAATCGATTCAGATTTCTGATGGAGTTAATCTTAATGAAACAAGTCTCGGAATATTTGGTTCACTAGCAGAAAGAAGTCTACAAGGTGGCGCAAGTATCGCTGGGGCCTTAGCTCAAGCTTTAGGTGAAGGAGGAAGATCCCTAGCTGATGTTGTGAGTGGTGGTGTTGATCAGGATATAT